ACATGGAGACTCCGCTTACCTCAGATGATCAAGTGGTATTCATGGTAAACAGCTTTACCCGTGCTAGAGAGCACGTACCTCTCCTAATGAGTATCAAGGAGGATAAGCTGCGTACGCGCGTAGAAAGGACGCTGGTGGCGCATGACTTACTGGAGGTATAACCATGGATGATGAAGTAAAGGCCCGCCTGGAGGCACTGGAGGACGCTGTGAGGGCGCTCACAGAGCGCGTTGCCATGATGGAGGACTCGGTGGGTATCATGGAAGACATGGCCACCGGCAGCGGACTGAGGCCCGTTAGTCCTAAGAAGAAGGTTGAGCCCCGTAGGGTTCCGGATGACAAGTTACTTGGCAATAGGCCGCGTAGTGAGGCAGTTGAGGCCAAGCTTAAAGAGATTATTGACAAATTTGACATTAATAACTATTTGAAAAAAAAACCGGATAAATGAAAAGACTACCGCTATACCCCGGCAAGACCTCTTACCCTGTTGAAGGATGTGTAGGGGCATCCATAGACAAATCGTGCAGCAAGTGTGCCCTTTCTTCCAATCGGATGGCAGGGCGCTCTCCCTTTAGGTGTGACGCTGGAGATTATGTCCCAGGTAAGGAAAACATCCTTGTAGTATTGGACAAGCCTTCTGCCTCTGAGGAGGCTTGCGGCATTCCCTTCTCTTCTCAGAAGGGCAAGTTTATCAAGAAGTTAGTAAAGTCTATGTGGGAGGGAGGGGTTCTGTTCGACTACGCTGTACGTTGTCCCGGCAAACCAGATGACAAGAATGCAGCGGTAGCTTCATGCAGATCGCACCTCACTTCCGTAATTGAAGAAGCCAAGCCAAGCAAGATCCTCGCGTTCGGGAGGTTTGCTGTCAAGGCAATCACTGGAGAGTCCTTCAAAGCAGAGGACATTGAGGGAGGTCACTGTGTATTATCTGATGGTACGACTGTTTACTACTTTGCTGACCCCTCAACGGCGGTCATTAACCGATTCGTCAGAAAGAGAATGTCAGAACTCTTGCATACGGCGCTCACTACCACTCCGCCAGAGGATGCGAAGGTGGGTGACTACTGTGTTGTTGAGACGGTAGAAGATACTAAGACCTGCTTAGACATACTTCGTAAGGAAGATTACATAGTATGGGACTGCGAGACAAGCGGTGTTATGTTTTGCGAGGACTTTGAGCTTGTTTCAGTGTCCATAACCTCCGCGTCAGGAGAAACTTATGTATGGTACCACGAGGCGCTGTACAAGCCACAGATCAAGGATCAGATGCGTAGTTTCTTTGGCAGTAAGATCAAGAAAATTGGGCACAACGCCAAGTACGATATGGCAGCTATGCGGCTATACATGGCTTCTCCTGTCCGTGGCTTTTACGCGGACACCATGATTATGCGAAAGATGATGGACGGCGACCTGAGCGCTGCCCTGGACACCGTTGGTGAAATTATCGGTATGGGTGGACACAAGGGAGAGGCAAAGAAAGCAGTTGAGGACGCAGCCAAGAGAACCCTTGCCATTGGTAGGAAGTTGAGAAAGATTCCCGACGAGGAGCTTGAAGACGCTGTAGCTGTATATGAGAAGGATAAGTACGACAGGTATGCTATCAAGGCCCTCAAGAAGACTCACGTAAATAAGAAGGCTTTTATCTACGGTATGGTGCCCGAAGACGTAATCCTCCGCTACAACGCCAGAGACACCGTAACTACAAAGGAAGCCTTTACTGTTCTTAGAAAGAACTTTGATAAAAAGCCGCACCTGCACACAATCCACAACAAGGTGGTGAGAGCAGCGACCCCTGCAATCGAGCAGATTGAAGCTTGGGGTATGCCCTTCTCCCTAAAGAGGAATGACGACCTTGTTCTCTCCTTGCAGCAAGAGGAGAAGAAGCTTATGTCAAAGTTGCAAGGAATGGGGTTCTCAGGAAATCCATACTCAACACTAGATGTACGCGGGCACCTGTTCAAGAAGCTAGGTCTTGTTCCTATCAAGTATACTGCTAAGGGTCTTGAGTCTACTGACGTAGAAACGCTAAAGAGGCTAAGGGGTTCGGATCCCTCCGTTGGCATCTTGATTGACCTACGTAAAGTGTCTAAGTATAAGGGAACCTACGCCGAGGGCCTTAGGCCGCATGTACGTGACGATGGCAGAATCCATCCAACAATTCAGATTGTAGGAGCGCGCTCTGGCCGCCTGGCTTGCCGAGATCCCAACCTGCAAAATATCCCTTCTGCTAAGTCCGAGATTGGGAAGAAGGTAAAAGACATGTTTGAAGCAGAGCCGGGTAAGTTGCTGGTGGAGATTGACTACTCTCAGCTAGAGCTAAGGATCGCGGCAATGCTCTCCCGTGACCCACTTATGAAAGAGATCTTTGTAAGTGGGCAGGATTACCACAGGAGAACAGCGGAGCTAATCTCCCAAACGGCGTGGGGTATTGACTCCTCACTAGTGACGGATGAACACCGAGGAAAAGCTAAAGCCGTGAACTTCGGTGTTCTGTATGGGATGACAGCGGGTACTCTCGCAAAAAACATTAATTGCGAAAAATCAGAAGCCTACAAAATTATGAGAGCAATCTTTGGCAACTTCGAGAAGCTCGACGCTTGGTGCAAAGATTCTTACGCCAAAGCTCTGAGAGAAGGAGTAACCTATACTTGGTGGGACGGACAAAGAGCACGGGAGAGAAGCCTTGCGGAGATTGCACATCCAGAGGGCTTCAACGACGGGGCTAGGATTACGGCAAAGAACAACGCGGTGAACACGCCCATCCAGGGCACGGGCAGCGAATATAACCTTGCGTCAATGATAGAGATGGTTAGATGGATAATCATGGAAAAGTTCCCAGCGAAGCTAGTAATTGCAGTGCATGACAGTATGGTGTTCGAGGTGGAGGAGGACTGTGTTGACGAACTTATCTTTAAGGCTAAGTCAGTCATGCTTGGGTGGCCGTCTGCTAATGGTTTTGAAGTACCTCTAAAGGTAGATGCAGAAGTTGGTAAATCTTGGGGATCCCTTGAAAGTTATGGAGAATGAGTATGAGCCCTGGTGAAAAAACTAAAGTATTTCTAGACATGGATGGAGTTCTTGTGGACTTCGTCTCGGGGGCGCTTGAAGTATTTAGCGTTCCCTGCAAGAGTAAGACAGATTTTATGCTTAGTATAGGCACGTGGGAGGATCTACCACAAGCGCTAGGGGTCAGCGACCAGGTATTCTACAGTGTTATGGGGAAGCTGTCCTACGAGTTCTGGCTAACCCTATCCCCGCTAAGAGACACGGACAGGCTTAACTGTGCAAACATAGTAAGGTGCCTTACAAACTCTGATAAGGTAGACACATACATACTGACGACAGCCGTTAGCGCTAACTCCGCTAAGGGCAAGGTTATGTGGGTAGAGGCGCATCTCCCGCACCTTGCCGACAAAGTAATCACAGCGAAAAATAAGGCGGCTGTCTCCGGGCAAGGAAAAGTACTAATAGATGATAGACCTCGCAATATCGAGGAGTGGGAGGCGGCTGGCGGAAGAGGAATCCTGTACCCGCAGGATTACAACACCGACCACACCTCCCTAGACCGTGAACGATTTTATGAAAACTTTGAAAAACTGATTACTGAAGGATAGAGAATACTTTGAGAAAAATAATACTTTGTTGCGTGGTGGCAGCCTGCTCGTCTTGCTATGTTGGGGTAGCTACTCCAGGTTACGGAACTACGCGCCTTTACAATTCTGGTAGAGCAATGCGTCCTTACAACGCGGCACATATAAGACCATATGTAAACTGCGTTTCTGACTCAGACTGCGCACTCGATCAAACCTGCAACTACCATGGGCACCAGAAACTCTGCACAATACCGTGCAACGCTCACGCCGCATGTCCTTACGGAATGTCTTGTGTTTTCTTCCAAGAATACAGTTACCCAGTATGCGCCGCGTCATGGTAAAAGATAATAAAGAAAATCTTATAAGCAGGTTCCACGAGCTAGTTATCCGACTACGCCTGTTGGCTCACCAGGAGAGAGGCGTGCAAGCATCCCCTTGTGAGAAGAGATACCATGACGGGTACGCGGACGGTCTATCTGCCGCCGCCGATATTTTAGTTGAGTTCAAAAATAGTAAAGTAAGAAAGATCAATAAAAATGGAAGATGATATTTTTAACATTGACCCTATCAACCTCAATGACAGCTTTGTCCGCCTGCCAGGAGACCTGGCTTACGCGGGCGCTCTTTACAAAGATGCTGTAAAAAACTATCTAGTGGCAAAGAGAGACTTTCAAATACGTGAAGCTGAGCTACGGCTTCGCACCCGAGCCCTACTAAAGAGTGAGGGGTCCAAGATTACAGAGTCCATTGTTGAGGCTACTGTTCTGACAAACCCGGCCTGGGCAGAAGCTAAGAAGAAATACATTGAGTCTGAGGCTGAGATGACAGGAGCAAAGCTAAAAATAGAGGCTATCAAGGCAAAGCGTGACATGCTTATCCAAATGGGCGCTCAGTACCGAGAGGAAATGAAGGCAGACCCTCAAATCCGCAGCGCTGCCGCAGCCCGTTTCTCCAGCCAGTTTGAGGAGTAGCATGAAAAAAAAGCCACCGCTTAGGGTAGAAGATCTTATAAAGATAAAAGCTAATACTGACAACAAACAAGAAAAGGAAGAAGATATGAGTAATGTACTAAACACTAATCTATGGGTTCTCACCAACGAGGGTGACAATAATGTTCGTCTAAGAGAGTTTACCGGTAATGAGAAGGACATTTTTATGCTAATCTCAGAAAAGAACTACGCAAAGGCTCTTATTAGCGCTGAGCGTACCACTTCTCTTAAGGGCATGACCCTACTAACTGATAACTAATAAAAGTGAGGAAATGAAAGTATGAGTAATCTAGCTGACTACAGTGGTTTCTCCCCGGAGAAAGCACAAGAAGCCGTAAATAAGTATACAAAGCAAGACAATGAGGTCAACTACCTCAAGTTCAAGCCAGGCAATAATGTAATACGTATTCTTCCCGCCCGTAAGGGGGAAGAGCCCTTTGTGGAGGTCCATCAGCACTTCGTCAAGACTCCAAAGGGAACTGTCTCTTTTCGTTGTCCGCGTATTGCAGAAGGACGCCCGTGCCTTGTGTGTGAAAAGTCTTCTTCCCTAAAGGCGTCCTCGAACGAGGACGAGAGGGACCTAGGTTATGACATGGCGGCAAAGCTTCGGGTTTACTGCAATGTTATTGATCGAGCAGAGCCGGAGAAGGGTGCCCAGGTAGCTTCCTTTGGTAAGCAAATCTATTCACAACTTAGCTCAATCCGTAGAGATAAGGTAGCCGGAGGGGACTTCACTCATCCTCTAAAGGGGTTCGACCTGTCTATCCAGAAGTCAGGTTCAGGCAAGAACAACACTAGCTACATTGTGAATGCGGCCCGAGAGAACTCGACGCTACTTGACACTGAGGATGAAATGGTTGCACTACTTGAGGGACAACCTAACCTCCAAGAGAACTTCAACCGTGTTCTATCTGATGAGGACATCCGGCTTCGTCTTTCGGGTAAGCGCAGAGAAGAAGAAGCAGAAAAACCAAGAGTGGTAGAGCAAGGTGTTATTGACACTGGTGTCGTGGCCGACGACGATATTCCATTCTAAGACCGACTATATTCCTAATATAGTAAGAGCCCCACTTTGCAAGACAGGGTGGGGCTCTTTTATTGGAGTAAATATGAAAGATACTGATTTAGATTTTATAAAGTCTTCTCTAAAGAAGGCATTCAAAAACGATAAGTCGCACACTCTGGGTGAGACTGCCCCAACCTCAATAGTAAAGGATGTAGTGCCCTTTGGCATCGACGTTCTCGACAAGTTTGTGTGCGGATGTGGCGGTCTGCCCGTCGGGCGTCTCACTGAGTTATTTTCTGAGGAGGGAGGGGGAAAGACGACACTTTCGTATCACGCTATAGCTAACGCTCAAAAGATGGGATACGTTACTATACTAGCAGAGACAGAGCAGGCCGTCCCCGATCTCGACCGTCTCGCTTCTATGGGAGTAGACCCTGACAAGCTTCTGTTTATTGAGGCGCCCTGTGTCGAGGACATCACAGAGCGCATAGAAGTTCTGTGCGAAGCTCTAAAAGAAAAGAATAAAAAAGCACTTATAGTATGGGACTCTATTGCGGCTACAGCTACGCGCAAGGAGTACAACGAAGGTCTCTCGGGTAAAGACAAGGTCGCTGAGAAAGCAGGGGTGCTGACAAAAAGCATACGGGTTCTGGCCCAAAAGGTCAGTGAAAGTAACGTGGCTCTCCTTGCTATCAACCAGACACGGGAGAACATTGGCGTAATGTTTGGTAACAAGGCCCGAACACCGGGGGGCTCTGCCCTAAAGTTCTATGCTAGTCTTCGTCTTCAGATCCTAGGAGGAGCCGCGGTAAAAGATGGTGACCTTCACGTAGGAAAGGACATTACAGTTATGGCTGTAAAAAATAGGTTTGCTCCTCCTTACCGTAAGGCAAGAGTCCGCCTAAACTACGCTGACGGATCCTTTGACACCAACTGGATTCTTATAAACTTTGCAAAAGATCTTGGCATTGTGTCCAAAAGTGCTAAGTATACAGAAGATACTTATAATAC